TTAAAAAAAGAACGCAAACGTAAGGCGCAAGAAACTAGGGAACTAATTAAGGAACTAGAAAAGCCAAAAGTGTCCACTAAACAAAACGAGGAACATAAAGAAAATGCCCTTGAATACTATTCTAAATTAACGGATAGTCAAAAAAGGGCTTTTGAAAAGCAATTAGAACTTAAAAAAGTTAGGGACAATTATGTTAATTATTTAAAGTATGTTTATCCTAACTATATTTTAACAAAGTTCCATTTATTGATGGCTCAAATATGCCAAAGTGTTGTTGAACGTGTTGAAAAAGGTGAAAAAGTTAAACTATGTTTAAGCGTTCCACCGCAACATGGAAAATCCATGACTGTAACAGAAACATTGCCTAGTTGGTTTATTGGTAGAAACCCTGATTTAAGGTGCATTGTAACAGCATATAACGCTGATATTGCCGAAAAGTTTGGCAATAAAAATAGACAACTAATGCGACAATTTGGTGGTGAAATATTTGGATTGCAAATTAGTGAAAGCCAAGACAATAAAACATTATGGGACATAGATAAACACCAAGGTGGTATGTTGGCAACTGGTATTCTTGGTAGTCTTACTAGTAATGGTGGGGCGTTAATTATTGTTGATGACCCATTTAAAAATGGTGAAGATGCCGACAACCCTGAATTAAGACAAAAAGTTTATGATACGTTTGCCGATAGTGTTAGCACACGTGCTAGGGGTAGGGGAAACGCTATTATCGTTATCCATACTAGGTGGCATGAAGATGACTTAATAGGTAGATTAGAAAAAAGTGGCGATTGGGTAATTGTTAATATTCCATGCGTTTGGGAAAAAGGTGTTGATAAATTACTTGGTCGTAAAATTGGTGAAACGTTATGTCCAGAACTTGGTTTTGATGGTGCATGGGCTTTATCAATGCAAAAACTATTAGGTGCTAGAAAATGGGCAGCACTTTACCAAGGCAAACCATACATAGATGGTGGTAACTTAATAAATCGTAGTGCTATTAAGTTCTACAATGAAAAGAATAGACCATTAACTTTTGAAACGATAGAAATGTCTTGTGACTTAACTTTTGGTGGCACTAAATCCACTAACGACAATGTTTGTATTGGTGTTTGGGGTAGAAATGGTGCAGACCACTATTTATTGAAAAAAGTTAAGAAAAAAATGACATTCCAAGAAACATTACAAACTTTGCGTGTTTTATCTAGCAATTATCCACAATGTAGAAAGAAAATTGTTGAAAGCAAAGCGAATGGTAGGGCTACTATTGAAACTTTAAATAGGGAAATAGGTGGTTTTGTTGAGTTTGACCCAATGGCTAAATCAAAAAAAGAAAGATTTGAAAATGTCATACCACTATTTGAAAGTGGAAATGTTTACTTTCCAGAGGAAAGTATTGACCCAACCATTGAAGATGATGTTGAAGAAATGTTAAGATTTCCTAATGGAACACATGACGATTTTGTTGATATGGTTTCACAATATTTGTTAAACTATGAATATAAATATGGTGGTAAAATAGACACCGATAGTAGATTTGGTCTATTAGCCAAAGCAATAAGGGGTTTTTAATATGATTAGAATGAATGTTAGCAAAGAGGCATTAGAACAAGGTGTGGGACTTGATAGAGTAGTCCAAAAAATATTTTGGTATCAAATATTTTATAAAGACGCTATCGGCAAAGATTTAAGACTAATTGCTTTACAAGAGGGAATGTATAATAGTGAATACATTAAACCTTTCTTTCAAAGAAAACTAAAATTAGATTTGCAATACAATTTATTAAAACCATTGTGCGACACCGCTACCTCAACCTTTTTAGGTAGAGTGCCAGACATTGTTTCTAGTGGTGATGAAAGAGAAAAAACAAGAATTAGCAAGTTTTCATTAAAACAAAAGAAAAACGAGTTTGAAGAAGAAATATACGACGCTGCTTTGCATAGTTCTATTAGTGGTAGTGGTTTTTTATGTATCTACAACGAAGAGGGTGATACTTTCCCAAGGTATCGTTCACTTGACCCAAGATACACAAATGTTGTCTATGATTGTAGCGTGGCTATGAAAAGATTATTCGCCTACACAATTTACTATGAAGTTGACGAAGTAGGTGCAGGTAGATATGTTTGTATTATCTATACAAAAGATAAAATGTATGCTTACTATACAGGGCAAATTAGCGTGCCTACTAAAATGGCTTTTAGTGTTTATCCATTTAATTTGTTCTTAATTGATGGCACTGAATTATCTAATGTTGCTTATCATGGTTTCAAAGACATTCCTATTATTGAGTTCCAAAACAATAAACTTTGTATTAGTGATTGCCGACCAGCGTTACCACAAATTGCTTTATATAGCGCCTTACAAAACAATCGTTTCCAAAACGTTGACGATATTATGAATTACTTATTATTCATTAAGAACGCACGTATTGGTGATGAAAAAGAGGCTGAAAAAGCGATTGAACTTATTAAAAATTATCGTGTATTGCCATTAGAGGGCGATAATACAGATGCAAGGTTCTTATCTAACCCATTAAATCAAACAGATATTCAAAAACTTGCCGATGATTACAAAAAGATTATTCATTACATTACACATATTCCAGACTTTACTAGTGTTGATTTTACCCAAAATGCTAGCGACCCAATATTAAAAGCAAAAACAAAGCCATTATTAGATTTATGTTTGGACAAAGAAAAATGGTTTAATAAAGGTTATTTAAAAGTTTTAGAATTAACACTAGATTTTGTTGAAAAAAATGATAAAGACTTATATAAAGAAATTGAGTTTAATATTGATGATATTGATTTAGTTTATACACATTCATTGCCAAGCAACGACATTGATACTATCAATGCTATTGTTAATCTTTCTAACGCAGGTCTTTGCAATCCACGTGTTTTATTGCAAGGTGTTAGTATGATACCTAACGTTGATGAATACTTAAAAGGCATGAAAGAATACAACGAGTATGTTGACAAACGAAAAAAAGTCAATGAAAATAATAATAAGGGAATTAACGAAACTAATTTAGCAAGACAAAATGCTAACCCACAAACCATTAAACAACAAGATAATTTGAAAAACTTTGTTAATGGTGTTTCCCAAGACATTAGTGATAATAAAGTTGAATAAACTTATTATAAAGTTGCCTACTTACTCAATAGTAGAGTGGCATAAGCCAAAAATAAAGCAACCCTAGTGCTATATCTAGGAGAAAGGACACAATATGGTAGAATTACCAAAAACAGAACAAGAACTCAATGACTTAATTGAGGCAAAAGTTAATGAGGCTACCGAAAAATTGGTTGCCAAACATAATGGCGAAATGGCTACTCAAAGAAAAAAATACGAAGATAATTTGAAGAAAGCCCAAGAACAAGCCAATATGAGTGCCGAAGAACGTGCGCAACAATTAGCCAAAGAGGAAAACGAGGCTAAAGATAAGGAACTAAATGAATTACGTGCTTTTAAAAAGTCTAGTGATTTAGCCCAAAGATTAGCCAAAGAAAAACTACCTACATATTTCAAAAACGATGCTCGCTTAATCAATGCCGATGAAACTAACATTGATAAAGTGATTAAAGACATTAGAAAAGAATATGAGGCAAGTTTACCTAAAGGTGCTACCCATTCTACAGTTGTTCAAACAAGTAGTGGCAATACTAATGCTACTCCTAGCGAAAAGGACGCTGCTTATCAAAAAATGGGTGATGCGCTAAAACAACTGATTGAACAATAAGGAGTAAAAAAATGGCAATTTTAAACAATTCAGTCGTATTACCAGTTGAGTATTCACGAGAACTCATTAGAGGAGTTTTAGGTCGCTCCAAAGCCCTTGAATTAGGTAGAAGATTACCTGATATGAGAGGCAAAACCTATAAATTAAATGTTTTATCCGCTTTGCCACTTGCTGGTTGGGTTGGTTTAACAAACAATGTTCCAAATGCAAAACCATTAAGTGATTTAGCATGGGAAGGTGTTGATTTAGTTGCGGAAGAAATCGCAGTTATCATTCCAATTTCTATCAACACATTACGTGATGTTGAAAATTGGGTTGACGTTGTCCCAGAAATTAGCGAACAAGTCGTTGGTGCTTTCCAACAAGTCATTGACGCTACTACATTCTTCGGCACAAATAGTCCATTCCCAACCGCCTCTTTACCAACTGGTGGTATCGTTGGTGGTGCTGGTGTCAACAACACAGTCACTTGGGATGGTCAAGGTGGCACAAGTTTCTACAATGCTATCAACGAAGCCATGGCAAAAGTTGAAGCAAATGGTTATGTGCCAACCGCTATTCTCGGCGGTCCATCTTTAAATAGTGCTTTCCGTGGTGCTATCACTAATTTAGGTATCTTATCTACCGACCAAGGTCAAATCGGTGCTTTACCAAGACACATTGATTTAACTGGTGGTTTCAATGAAAGCACAGCGTTTGCTATCGTTGGTGACTTCCGTTATCTCGTTTATGCTTTCCGTGAAGAAATGGAAATGAGAATATTAAGTGAAGCCACATTAAGCGATGGCACAAACACATACAATCTTGCTCAACAAGATATGGTTGCTTTCCGTTTCACAATGAGATTAGGTATTGCTGTTCCTAACCCAGTCAATAGATTAGGTGCTGCTAATAGAT